GTCTCGTGCAGCACGTTGGCGAGGAAGGCGGCGAGGCGGGCCGGGGTGACGATGCCGTGGCGGTGCAGCGGGCCGTGCAGCGCGGCCGCCCAGCCTTCCGGGTCGCGCGCCTCGAGCTCGCGCAGGATGCGCGCCAGATCCTCCGGGGCCGGCCAGGCGGGCGCGGCGGGTGGCGGCGGAGGCTCGGGCGCCTCCCCCCGGCCGGTCAGCCGCGCCAGCAGCCGGGCGAGCGCGGCGATCACGCGGCCCGCTCGCGGCGCTTGGCGAGCCACGACCACAGATGGCCGAGCAGCGCCAGCACGATGCTGCCGATCAGCACTTCCAGGCTGTCGGAAGTGGCGCCCTCGGCGGCGCCGAGATAGCCGACGCCGGTGAGGATGTGCCGGGCCTGCCCGGCGAGGATGCTGGTCATGGAGGGTCTCCCTTTCAGATGCCCAGCCGCCGCTGGACCACCGCCACCAGCAGGTCCATGAGGCGGGTGCCGAGGGCGCCCGCCGCGCCAGCGGCGGCGGTCACCACAAGCAGCGCCCAGCCCGCGTCGCGCAGGCCGGGGTCGAGATAGACCGCGGCGCCCGCCGCGATCAGGCCGAGCGTGGCGCCGAGCGCCGCCTCGATCACGAGCAGCGGCCATGCGCGCAGGCCGCCATGCAGCGCCAGCACCAGCCGCGTGAGGCCGCCCGAGAGCGCCGCCACCACCGCGGCGATGGCCGCCTTCATCGCCTCGCCTTCCTGCATGTCAGGCGGGCTGCACCACCGCGCAGCGCAGCGCGCGCGCCTGCGCCTGCGCCTGCGGCGCGCCGCCGGTGCGCGCCGCCAGGCGGATCCAGCCCAGGCCGCGCAGCCCCATCGCGGGAAGGGCGACGAAGGCGCCGGGGACGATGGCGATCTCCACCGGCACGCCCGCGGCATCGCGCACGTCCTGCCAGGTGGCGGCATCCGGCGCGGTGCCGGTGGCGTCGGACCAGGCGCGCTGCACCAGCAGCGTGGTGCCCTGCATCCCGGCCGGGATGTCGACGCCCGAGAGCCCGAGCGCGCCGGCCCAGAAGGCGCCGCTCGTGCTCTGGCCGGCTGCGATGATCGTCGTCTGCTGATGCAGTCGCATTCCTGCATACTCCCGTCAGGCCACGGTGAAGCCGAGCGCGGGCACGCCGGCCGTCACCGCCGTCCAGGCCGCGCCGTCGAGGGCCAGCGCGGCGAGATCGCCGCCGAAGGCGAATGGGGTGGACAGGCCGGAGACCGGCGTCGCCGTCATCTGCGCCGGCGTGCCGCCGATCAGCCATGCGATCTCGGCCGAATTGCCGCTCGGCCCGACGCAGCTCGGCAGCGTGCCGGTGAACACCGCGCCGAAGAAGTGCCAGCCCGGCAGCAGCAGGCCGGTGGCCGGCATCTCCACCGTCTGGTTGTTGGCGGTGGTCGGCGTGCCGGCGGCATGTGCGGCCACCGGAGTCCCGGCGGGCCGCCCACCCGACATGCGCCACACTCCCGCCTTGGCGCTGCTGCCGGCGCCGCCCGTGCCTACGCGCAGATGCAGTGCCGCGATGCGCACCGGCGCGCCGATCAGGAAGGGATAGCCGAGCAGGACATCGGCCGCCGCCACTGCCGCCGGCGCAGCGAGCTGTCCGCGCGCCGCCCAGTAGGTCAGGCCGGGCACGTAGCCGGGATGGAGGCCGGACACCGCCGGCCCCGCCGCCAGCAGCGCCCCGCCCAGAAGGGCACTCGTCATCGCGCGCTCCGTCAGTAGATGATCTCGACCGTGCGGATGTAGGCGGCGGCGTAGATCGCCCCCGTGCCGCTGATGCTGACGCTGAGGGCGCCGCGCGTGGTGTCGGCGCCGACCGCGACTGTCCAATCCGCCGCGCCGGCGTCGGCGTCCTCCTTCGCTACCTGCGGCGTGCCCACCAGCGCCACGGAGGCCGCGCCCGCGCCCCGCTTGATGGTGCCGCGCAGCGTCCATGCCGCGGTTGCGCCGGCGGCGCTGCGCGCCACCACCTCGCCGGCGAAGCGGTAGGTGGCGTTGTCGGGCAGCGTGATGCTGTTGGCCGCGCTCGCCGCCTGGCCGTCCGCCGTCAGCAGCACCCCCGCAGGGTTGTTCTGGGCGCGGTAGAGGATGTGCTCGCCCACCTGCTGGTCGCCGTCCGCCGCGCGCCGCCCCGCGCTCCACACCCGCTTGCGCGCGGTGCCGCGCGTGTCGCCATGCGCACCGAGCGCGATGGCGCGATCCGCGCCGATGCGAAGATGCGCCACCTCGGCGTCGGCGCCATCCAGCCAGCCGAGGCGCTGCCCGGCGCCGAGCGCGACCGCGTGCTGCCCGATGCTGGCGGTGTTCAGCTTCACGCCCCACTGCCAGCCCGCTGTCGCTTCGATCAGCGCCACCGGCGGGTCGCCGGTGCCGGGACTGTCCTCGGTGCCAGTGGAGCCGGTGGCGTAGATGGCGCGTCCGTCGCGATGGATACTGTTCGGCTCGAACAGAATGCCGTTGTACAGCCGCACATGGTAGCCGGCCGGGCTCGGGTTGTGGCTCGACATGAAGGCCAGGCCGAACAGCACATGCTTCGGCGTGCCGGTGCTGGCGTTCAGCAGCTTGCCTTCGGGGACGATTTGCAGGAACCCGGTCCACTGCTGCGCCATGCCGCGGCGCGGCAACCAGCCGGTGTCGTTCCCGCGGTTCACGACGTTCCATTCGGCGATGAAGGTGCCGTGCCGATGTTGCGTGCCGGCGGTGTCGGGCGAAGTCGCGACGATCCACTGCGCGAGCTGCTGGCCCGCGTGATGCTGATCGCCTTCGCGCTCCCAGCGGCAGATCAGGCCGAAGCCGATGTCGAAGCTGCCCTGGCCGTAGCCGCTGCTCACATAGCCCCAGCGCCGGCCGTAGCCGGCTTCGGGCCCGGCATTGGTGATCTGGACGTATTCGTCCACGCTGTTGCCGGCGGTGGCGTCGCGCACGCCGCCCGTGATCTCCTGGCGCGCCTGCCCGCCGCGCCAGCACAGCCGGCGCGCCGTGCCGGTCAGCCGCGCGCCGATGCTCGGGAGGATGGTGGCGCCATCCTCGAACGTCCACCGCACCAGGCGGCTGCCGGCATTGGCGGTCAAGGCGCTGCTCAGGAAGTAGGCGCCGGCCGGCACGCGCACCTCGGCGGCAGCGCCGTCCGCCACCGCGTCCCGCGCCGCGACAAAGGCGGGGCGATCGTCGGTCACGCCATCGCCTTTGGCGCCGAAGTCGCGCACGCTCACGCTGCCGTCGCGCAGCTTGTCGCGCAGGCTGCGCGGCACGCTCCCCGGCATGACGGGCGGATGGACCACGTCATCGCTTTCCAGCGCGCGGAAGTCCGGTGCGCCGGCGCCATCCGGCGGGCTCGCCAGCACCCGGCGCGGCGCGCGCGGGGCGGTAAACAGCGCCGCGCTTTGCGCCGCTGCCGCCGCCGCTCCTGCTGCCGCCATCGCCGCGCCGTCGAGATCAGGCGGGCCGGCCTGGCCGGCGGCCGTCGCCAGCACCGCAAGCGCCGCGTCCGCCGTCTCCGGCCATGGCGCGGTGCAGGCCCCGCGCAGCAGCCAGGTGCCCACCTGCTGCGGTGTCAGATCCAGCGTCCATCGTCCCGGGCCGGCCGGCGCGAGCTGCGTCTCCTCCCAGGTCTCGGTGCTGCCGTCCGGGCGCGTCGCGGCGATCGTCACGCCGGAGACGGTCACCGGCGTCCCCGTAGGGTCGAGGAACTCCACCGTGCAGCGCACGGTGGAGCCAGCCAGCACGCGGAAGGGCCGCGCCAGGGGCCGCGGCCCGAAGCGCAGCCGCGCGACGGCGTCAGGCATCGTCCGCCGGCGCCTCGGGCGCGGCGAGCATGGCCTCGAGCGCCGCGACGCGCGCTTCCAGCGCCGTCACTGCCGCTTCGCGCTGCTGGCCAAGCGACGCCATATGCTGCGCGAAGGCCACCAGGTCGGCCAGCACCTCCATCGGCAGCGAGACGCTGAGCATCCCGTCTGCCCCTTCGGTGACGGCAGAGGGATAGACCTCGGCGATCTCCTGCGCGATGAAGCCGCGCACGTCCTGCGCGCTGCCGTCGCGCATGTCGAACACCCGCGGTCGCAGCGCCATCACGCGCGCTGCCGCGTCTGTGAGCGGCCGGATGTTCTCCTTCAGCCGCGCATCGGAAGGCGCCGCCCAGGTGCCTCCACCCGGCTTGATCGCGGTAGGACCGGCGATCGTCAGATTGCCGCTTGAGTCCAGCGTCAGCCCGGCGATGATGCCGGAGGTGCCGATGCCAACGATAACGTTACCGCTGGCGTCGGTGGTAAGGTAAGCCGCATTGGTCGAGCTGATGTAGTACAGGTACAGCATCGCGCCGGTCGCTGCGGTCGTGCCTTCCAACTGCACGCCGCCCTTGATATGGAGCTGCTGCTGCGGCGACGCGACGCCGCCGAGGCCGAGAAAGCCGACCGAGTCCAGCACCGGCACACGGTCGGCCGGCAGCACCACGGCCACATATTTGGTCCCGGCTGCCCAGTTCACGGCGGCGCTGGTGCCGAGATGGTTGCGCTTGACCATGGCGCGCGTGAGAGTCGGCGGGCTCCCGCTGGTGTAGATCCCTTCACTGATCTCCCACTGCGTGGGAGCGGTCAGGCTGTCCACCACCAAATAGGCGACGCGCGCACCGCTGGCGATGCCGGCGGCCGCAAAGGTCTGGTATCCGGTCAGCGCGGCACCAAGCTGGTATGTCCCGGTGCCTGTCGTGCTGGTCTGTACCAGCACACGGTCCCCGATATGGACGGGCGTGCCCATCAGTCAGAAATCCTCTTCGATGCTGATCGCGGCGGAGAAGCGGGTATGGCTGATCTGCGCCACCTCGGGCGGCTGCACGAGGCGCCCGAGCACGCCGAGACGCGCGGCATCGGCGGCGCTGGGGGCGGCGAAGACCTGGCCGGTCTCTCCGGCCTCGATGGCAGCGCGCGCCACCGCCTCGGCCTCGGCCCGCGACAGCGCCGGCATCTGGAAGGCAAGACGCCTCGCCACGACGCCACGCCGGGCATGACGCACGCCGGACAAGGCGGCACGGGTGGCGAGCCCGGTGTCCATCGCCGAGCGGCGCCAGCCATAGGCCGGGCCGTGCGCGGTCACCACCGCCGGGCCGACCCAGAGCCGGCCAAGCTGCGCGTAGAGGTCGGTCGTGGCGCCGGTGAGCTGCACCATCACGTGCCGCGCGGCGAAGTCGACCGGTGCCACATGGCACCACAGCCCCCAGGGACTCATGTCGAGCAGCTCCGGCCCGACATCCATTGCCTCGCCGAGCGGCAGGATGTGGCAGCCCCAGGCCTCGATCTCGGCGCCCTGCTGCCAGCCTTCGGCGTAGTAGCACTGCAGGCTCTGGGTATCGGGGCGCGTGACGATGGTGCGCTCGAACCGCTGCCATTCGCCGCTCACCGAGCCGGCGATGGGCTCGCCATGGCTGCGCGTCATCGTGCCGCCGGTAGGATGTTGAGTGAATTCGTCCACCGTCAGCGCGCGCCCGATGCTGGGCGGCGCGGCGGCGCTGCGCAGCCAGACCACGAGCCGGTAGGCGGTGTTAGGCGAGGCTGGCGCGCGCGAGCTGCGGCAGAGGAACACACCGCCGCCCGTCGCAGAGATGGAGCCGAGACGGCGCGCCCCCGTGCCCCCATTGGGCGCCGGCGCGGTGCCGAGATCGGTGGTGTTCGCGCCGATGCCATAGGGTATGGCCGTGGTGACGACAGTCGGGCTGTTCTGCAGGCCGCTTCCGGAAGGCGCCTCTATCGCGCTCGCTGCCACGCGCACCAGCGCGCCCGGCCCCGGCAGCAGCCCGTCGCGCGGCGCCGCCAGCAGCACCAGCCGCAGCCCCTCGCGCACCGCGCCGAGATCGGCGCGCAGCGTCACCGTCGAGGCGCCCCAGGCACCAGAGCGCCACACATCCGCCACCTGCGGCGTCAGCAGCGACCGCACGCCGAGCCCCATCACCTCGCTGTCGGCGGAGATCTCCGCCCCCGCGCGCTCGATCTCGTTGCGCCAGCTCAGCACCGTGCCCACGCGCTCACCCCCACAGCGTCAGTTCCAGCCGGTCGCCGCGCAGCGACGCCGCCGTCACCAGCAGCGGCATGCCGGCGCGCAGCATGGCGTCGTCCTCCCAGCGCAGCAGCGCCACCGCTCCCGGCACCGCCGCTACCGGATCCCAGGCTGCCAGCGTCGCCAGGAAGGCGCGACGCGGGCGGCCGAACAGCGCCAGCAGATGCGCTGCGAGCAGCTCGGCGCCGGAGGCGGCATCGAACAGGCTCTCCACCGGCGGCGGGTCCTCCGCATGCAGGAAGCGCGCTTGCAGTTCCGTATCGGCCGCCGTGGCGATCAGGTGCGGCCGTCCCCAGACATCGCGGTCAGCGGCGGATACGGCCCCGGCCAGGTCCTCCGCCACCTGCACACGCCCATTCGGGCGATACGCGACGCGCGCGCGCCACCATGGCGGGCGGCCATGCGCCACCTCCTCCGGCGCGCGCGCCAGCATCCATGGCTCGATCACCAGTGATGGGCCGGCCGTCTCGGGCAGGCGCAGCATGCCGCCCCACACCACGCCGAAGGCGTCCGTACCCCACCACCCCGCGACCGAGGCGGCGAGACGATCCATCGCCTCGGCCACGGTGATCGCATCCCGCAGCCACAGCCCCGCCTCGGCACCGAGCCACGAGAAATCGCCCAGCCGCTCGACGCCGAGACCGCCTGCGGTCTGCACCAGCCGCGCCGCGATGTCGGGCGGCGAGCCTGCGTAGCCGCCGAGAGCCGGAGTCGCGTCGCCACGCGCATCAATGGTGAGCAGCGACGGCACGGACCCGAGGCGCAGGCAGCCCGCTGCGTGGCAAGTGATGAAGGTGCCCGGCGAGGGGCTGGCCGCTCGCAGATCGGCATAGCTCGGCACGTCCCCCGCATGGGCGATCGCGCCGCCACGGTCCCGCGCCGCCAGCACTCCGGCCGCCGGACCGCCATGGTGATAGCGATAGATCAGCCGCGCCGGATCCTCGAGCACCGGCTCGATATTCCGGCGTATGCCATAGAGGCGCGGCTTCGGCTGGCCTGCCAGGTCGGCATGGCCATCCTCGCCGCCAGTGCCGCCATAGACCTCGCAGGCCGGCACGGCGAGGTCGGTCTCGGCGCCGCGCAGCGGCAAGCGCAGCAGGCCGTCGCCGCCCTGCACCGCGCCGCTGGCCGAGCGCAGCAAGGCGACGGCGCCGAATTCCGCCATCCGCGCATGGCGCGGCCGGCGGTGCGGGCCGCGCAGGATGCGCACACGCTGCCCGGCCAGCCGCCAGTCGCCGGCCAGCATGTCCAGCGCGCCGTCCCCGTTCAGCAGCAGCAGCTCGCCGGCGGCGAGCAGGGCGCGGCGCGCCTGATCCGGATACACCGGCAGCGCCAGCTCAAGCGCCGGCGGCTCCGCCAGCCGCGCCGGATAGGCGCGGTGCGGCGCGTCCGGATCGTCCGGCTCCCCGATCCATCCGCGATCGGAGACGCGGACCTCGGGCATCTGCGCATCCGGATCGGCGGTCGGCCAGGTCGGGGCCGCCAGCGGCAGCGCCCCCGGCATCCCGAGAGGCGGCGGCACCGGGGCGCCGGCCGTCGCCGGCACCGCGATCTCGGCCAGCCACACGCCCGGCCAGGACGCCGCCTCCTCGGCGCGCACCGTGCCGGAGGGCGCGGCCGGCGTGGCCTGCCACGGCGCGGAAAGCGGCCCGCTCGCGAGCGGCGCGGCGGCGGGCAGGCTCATGCGGCGGCCCTCAGCCGCGCGGTGCGCAGCTCCTCGCGCAGCCGCGCCACCTCCTCGCGCAGCGCCCCCATCTCATCCTCAAGCGGGCGCATCGCCGCCGCGAGCGACCGCTCGAGATCGCCGCCGAAGGCCGGCAGGTCGAGCGCGGCGCCAAGCTGCTCGACGGAAGCGCGCACCCATCGCTCGAGCGCCGCGCCCTCGGCGCTGGCCTGGCCATAGAAGCTCCGCCCGGCGGACAGCAGTCCGCTGGCGGCGGAGGTGACGGCGCCGAGATCGGCATCCAGCACGCCGGCGGCCAGGGCCGCATCGCGCGCTGCCGCAAACTGCCGCTGCGCCTCGGCCAGCCGTGCCGCCGGTGCCAGCGCCGGCGACGCCAGCGCCGCCTGATCCAGCCAGCCGGTCAGCACGCCCTGCTGCCCCGCCACCGTGCGCAGGCCCTGCAACTCGCCCGCGAGGCGCTGCCGCGCCGTCGCCTCCTCCTGCGCCGCCGCCTGCTCGGCATAGCGGCGCTGGATCGCGAGCCGCTCCTCCGCCAGCACACGCTCGAGCTCCACCAGGCGCCATGCCATTTCCTCCGCCGGCAGCCCCCAGGCGCGCATCTGCTCCTGATAGCGCCGCCGCTCCTCCGCCGCGGCCAAGTCGAAGGCCAGCATATCCGCCTCGAGAGCCTGCCCGGCCGCGCGCAGCCCGCGCACCCGCAGCGCGCCGTCCGACGCCGCGATCGCCGCGTCGCGCGCCGCGATCGCGTCCTGCACCGCGCGCTCCCATGCGGCGCTGAGCGCATCGGTGGCGAGGCCGAGGCTCAGCGCGCGCTCGATCAGCGGGTGGAAGCGGTCGTGCAGCTCGGCCAGCGCGCGGTCGAGATCGCTTGTGGCGGCGGCGGCGCGCACCGCCGGCTCGTAGATCTGGGTCACCCAGTCGGCGTTGCCGAGCGCCGCCTCGAAGCTGGTGCTGCGCAGCAGCGCCGCCTGCACGTTCGGATTGCTGCTGCGCAAGCGCGAGACCACGGCGTTCGCCATCGCTTCGATGCTTGCCGTGGTGTTGGCCTGGCCATGGCCGATCTCGCCCAGGATGATACCGGGGCGGTCCATCCACTGGTTGGACCACGCGCCGCTCGCATCGATGGTCAGACCGCGCCGCGCCAGCTCGGCATTCAGCGCCGCCGCCTGCTGCTGCGCCTGAGCACGCGCCGCCGCCTCGTCCCAGCGCTTGCCGGAGGCGCCGAGCACGCCGAACTGCCCGTCCTCGGTGACGCCGAAGCGCACCACCCCGCCCTGAAAGCCGGGGCGCGAGCCGAACAGCCCGCCGAGCAGCCCGCCGCCCGAGCCGCCGATCAGGCCACCGAGCAGCGTGCCGACGCCGGGGATGATGGAGCCGATGGCCGCGCCAGCAGCGGCGCCGAGGCCGGACCCGATCGTCCCGCCCGTCTGGCTGCCGCCGAACAGGGTGTTGAGCCCGCTGCCCACGCCGAAGCCGAGCCCGACGCCGCCAAGCAGACCGCCCAGCGTCACCGTGCCGGTGGTGGCGGCGGAAAGCGGCGGCAGGGCGGTAAAGGGGTTGCCGGCGAGCTGCGCGGCGGTGAGCGGCGGCGCGGCGACGGAAGCGCCGAAGCTGCTCCACAGCGGCGTGGACAGCAGCCCCGAGAGGGCGGTGCCGACGCCGCCGAGGCCGAGCGTGTCGAGCAGCCCGCCGCCGCCCGCCGCGTTGGCCAGCGAGGCCATGGAGCCGAGCTGCGACACGGTGCCGCCGCCGACCAGCCGCGTCGCGCCGCCGCCCAGCACCCCGCCCAGCACCTGGCCGAGCAGCGGCTGGAACACCTGCGTGTCGAGGGCGGCGGCGAGCGCGGTGCGCAGCCCGCGCGCGAAGACCTGCGACAGCGAGGTGAAGAACCCCTCGCCCCGCCGCGTGCCCTCGAACAGCGCGTCCACCGTCCCCTGCGCGAGCTGCGAGGAGTAGCGCGCCACCGTGCGGTCGAAAGCCTGCTGGCGGCGCTGCTCCTCCTGCTCGATCGCGCGCTGCACCCGCTCCTGCTGGCGACGCTCCTCCGTCGCCAGCATGTCCTGGCTACGCACGAAATCGGCGTAGCTCGGGAAGGCGTATTCCTGCGCCGGCGCTCCTGCGCGCCCGCCGCCCGCGCGCACGGCGCGCGCCTCCATGCGCGCCAGCGCCTCGTCGCGCCGTTCCAGCGCCGCCGCGAGCTGCCGCTCCGCCTCCGCCTGCTCGACCACGCCGGCAGCGAGCGCGCGACGGATGACGGAGACCTCGCGCTGATAGGCACGCTCGATACCGAGACGCTTGTCGACACTCTCGCGCAGCGCCTCGTAAGCGCCGCGCGCCGCCTCGGCCTCAATCCGCGCGCGCTCGTCGGCGCCGCGCTGCGCCACCTCGGCCCGCTCGCGCTCCGCGCGCTCCTGGATCTCGATCAGCCGGATCTCGGCCTCTTCCAGCCGGCGAGCCGCCGCGGCGATCTGCTGCTGATAGGCGGCCTCCGCACCATCTCCGGCCTGGTCGGCAGCCAGGCCGACCAGCCCCTGCCGCACCGTGCCGCGCCGCGACCCGGCGGCGCCGCCCTGCGCCGTCGCGAGGCCCGCGCGAGCGCTTTCCACCGCCCGCTCCGCCACCGCCTCGGCGGAATAGAAGCCGATGACGCCCCTGAGCGCGCCATCCAGCGCGCCGACCGCCGAGGCAAGCCCGTTGATCGCCGCCGTGGCGAGCTGCAGCGGCCCGAGATTGCCGATCCGGACCAGGAATTCCTGAACGTTCTGCCCCAGCGTGTCGAAAGCGCCGGCCAGTCCCCCCGCCTCCGCCGCGCCGGCGCCGCCGACCTGGCGCTCCACCGCCTCGAGGATGACGCGCTGCGCCTCCGCCACCTGCCCGGTCTCGACGAAGGCTTCGATCAACCGCCGCTGCTCGGCGGTGAAGGTCACGCCGACGCGGGTCAGCGCCGACAGGCCCTCGGCCGGGCTTTCCAGCGCCTTGCCGAGCTGCACCGCGGCGCTCTCGATCGTGCCGAAGCCGACCGCCGCCAGATCCTGCGCCGCGCGCAGCGTCCGCTCGAAGGTCTCGCCAGCGACGCTGCGGAAGGTCAGCAGCTTCTGCGCCGCCGCCTCCACCCCCTCGGTGCTGGCCAGGGTGTTGCGGGCGATGTCCTGGGCCAGGGCGCGGATCTGCTCGGCAGTGTAGCCGGCGGCGCCGCCGGTGGCGCGCACCACCGCCTCGGTGCGCAGGCCGAGCCGCTCGAACTCCTCCGCCGCGCGCACCGCCAGCGTCACCGTCGTGGTCAGGGCAGCAAAGGCGGCGGTAGTGCCGGCGACCGCGACATTGATCGCCGAGAAACTGGAAGTCCCGCGCGCCGCGAAGTCGGACAGCGCCACGCCGCCCAGGTTGATCTGGTCGATGAAGCCCCGCACCTGTCCGCTGACCTGAGTCAGCGCCTGAGAGAAAAAGCCGGTGCTCTGCGTCGCCTTGTCCGCGGCCTGCGCATGGCCCTGCATGCGCTGCGCGGCGCGGTCCGTCGCCTGCTCGGCGCGCTCCATCGCCGAGACCAGGCCGGGCGAGGTGCTGCGCAGCTTCTCCCATGCCTTGGCCAGGTCCTCATTGCCCTTGGCCGCCGCCTCGATCTGGGCACGGAACTGCTCGAGCCCCTCGGCCGAGATGCGGAAGGAGTAAGTCTGCTGCGCCATCAGGCGGGCGCTCCGCCGCCGCGGATGGTAGCGAGGGCGCGTTCGAACAGCCCCGGCACCCGCGCCGTCGCCTCGCGCAGGATGACATGCGGGTCGAAGGCCTTCGGCAGGCGCACCGTGCGCACCAGGATGAACATCGCGATCCAGTCCTCCCCGATCGCCGCCTGGGCGCGTGCGCGCGAGACGGCCGCCTGCATGCGACGGGCCCTGGCGCTGAGATGCCCGCGCTTGCCTCGGCCGGCGGGCAGGGCCAGCACGCCGACACGACGCGGATCGCCCTTGCGGCTCGGGATGTAGACGAGGCCAGGGAAGGCGGAGGGCGGCAGCAGCCCGCCGCGCCCGTCACGCTGGCCGTGCACGGGGATCGCCAGCGCCCGGCGATTCCGCACCGTGATCACGGCGCCCTCGGCAAGCTGGCGCAGGATGATCTCGGCCTTCTTCCCGCGCGGATAGATCGAGCCGGTCGGGGTGTAGGCCAGCTTGGCACCACGCGGGAAAACCTCGGAGCCGATGATATTGGGCAGGCGCGTCGAGACGGTGCGTGCGCGTATCTCCTCCCGCATCCGCTGCTTGGCGTACTCCGTGGCTCCGGCTACGGCAGCCTTCTGCGCGCGCAGCAGATCGTCTTTCAAGCGGCGCACGGCATCGCTGCGCACCCCGCCCGCCAGGGTGAGAGTGAAAGGCATGGCGCCTCCGCCTTCGACAAGGCCACCTTCCCGGGGCGCGCGCGCGCCGCTAGTCCTTCCCGGCCCGCGCCTTCTCCGCCGCTTCCTCGGCCGCACCGAGTACGCCGAAGGCTTCCATCAGCCACGCAGCCTGGTCATTGATGCCGCCCGCATCCGGCAGCGGCCCCGGCGCCATGCCGCCACGATGGCGCGCATACAGCCGCACCGCGTGCAGCGCCGCCGGCGGCAGCACGAGACGCGGATTGCACCGCCACAGCATCTCCGGCGCGTCCTCTCCCGCCGCCGGGATCACCCACAGGCCACCGCCGGGTGGACGGGCGCCGCCTTGGAAGTCGCGCGGGCTGCGCAGCAGCGTCAGCGCAGCCCTCAGCGTTTTCCCTCGATTACTCCCGGCCGGCGCAGCGCTTCGGCGCGCGCGAGCAGCGCCTCCATATCCGCCATCGGCAGCGCCCGCAGCGCCGCTTCGGGCACCATGCCGTCGCGCTCGCGCGACCAGTCGGGCAGGCCCTCGCCCTCCCAGGCCACCAGCGAGGCGCGCACGAGCGCCGCGCGCCCCCGCCAGGCCGCTTCCTCCATCGCCGCGCGCGCGGCCACCAGCGCCGGATCGTCGGCCACCGTCGCCTCGGCCAGGGTACGGCGCTGCGCCGCGCGCAGCAGGTCGCGCTGCGCCGCGCGCAGCTCGGCGCGGTAGCGTGCCTGCTCCTCCGCCGGCTCCTGCGGGTGCGGGCGGGTCAGCAGCATAGCGGTGGTCGCCACATCCGCTTCTTCGTGCGCGTCCACCGCCTCGATAAGCGCCGCCGCCGCCTCGCCATGGCGGCGGCGCAGCGCCTCGCGCACCTGCTCGTTGTAAAGCGCCGGTCCGCCCTGGAACGCGCCGGCGCGAGCGCGTTCGATCTCCGCCGCCTCGCCGAAGCTCACCGGCCGCAGCACGTAGCGGCGGCCACCGGCCTCCACCACCTCCCGCTGACCGATGCCGGTCACATGCGTCTCTTCCATCGCACGCGCTCAGAAGCAGGCCAGAAAAATCGAGGCGTTCGGCTGGTCCGGCACCAGCGCCAGCGCATCCACGCCGAGCTCCACCCGCTCGGCCGGCTGCAGCTCCACGATCTGGGCGGACGGGCAGGACGCCGCGAAGCGATTGCCGGGGATCAGGCCCCAGATCGCGGCGAATGGCACCGGCGTGCCTGCCTGGAAGGCGCCGCTGCGCGACGGGGTGTGCGTGGTGTGGCTGAACGGGTCGAGGGTGATGCGCGGGCCGGCACCGGTGATGATCGGCGCATCGAAGCCCTCCGGCGCCTCCGGATTGTCCGGATAGCCGGTCCGCACACCCATGTCGAGCGAAGCCGAAGCGCAGGCAGCAAGCGCGCGATTGAGCTGCGAGACGCCAGACGCCCAGCGCGGCGGCTGGCGCGTCACCGGCGTGTAGCCGGCCGGCACCGCCGCCGCTTCGTTGAACGCCGCCACCATGCCGGACAGCCGCACCACCAGAGAAGCAGGCCGCCCCGCTTGCAGACCGATCGAGAAGGATCCCTTGCAGCCGAGGATGCGATGACGCAGCCCGTCGCGATAGGCGTAGCAGGTCAGCGACGCTTCCTGCAGCTCGTCCGAGATCGGCCGGTAGAGCACGTTCTGCGGGATCTGCAGCATGGTCGCGGTGGACAGCGCCGGCGAGTAGGTCTTGGCCAGCGAGATCACGCGTCCCGCGGTGTAGTCCAGCACCACGTCGGTGCTGCCGCCCGCCGGATTGCCGGAGAGCAGGATCGGCATGCCGCGGTACTGCTGCGCGGTGGTGCCGAAAGGGGTCTGCGCGGTCACGGTGGTGGAGGTGCCGGCGGTGGCCGCTGTCGGCGCGCCAACGGCGGCGGATGTGACGATCTCGGCCATGCGGCAGGCGCGCAGGAGCCGCCCCCACTCGGGCGGGGTGGCGGCGACGCCGGAGCCGACGACCGGCACCGTCACCGTGATCTCGGCGCGCAGCCCGCCGGGGATCGGCGCGGCATCCTCGTAAGCGCCGGTCATCACCGGATTGGGCGTCTGATCCTGCGCGAAGCGGATCTGCGCCTGACAGGTCACCCAGTCGGCCGCAGCCGGGGTGCCGCCGATGGCGTCCACGCCTTGCGTGGTCTCGATTTTGAAGGCGACCTGCTCAATGCGGGTGCGGATGGAAGCGGTCATCGCTTACTCCTCGCCATCCGGCGCAAGGCCGGTGATGGTGCGGCCGGACACGCGGCGCGGCGCCGGCGGAGATGCCGCCTCGCCTTCGGCGGCGGGCTGCGGCGCGCGCAGCGCCGCGCCCTCCCAAGGGGCGGCGTCGCCCGCTTCGATCAGCGCCGCTGCCGTGGCCTCGGGCAGATCAAGCGGCAGGCCGGCCGCGACGATCCGGCCCGCGATCTCGCAGGGCCGCAGGATGCGGATGAGCATGCTGCCTCCGTCAGACGATGGTGTAGGGACCGCCCTGCGCGGGCGCGTAGAGGTCGAAGGCGATGGTCCAGGTGAAGCCGCCGGCCGCCTCGGCGGCCTCGCCGAGCAGCGGCGCGTCGGGCTCGAGCCTCACGCCCGTCGCCATCAGGCTGCCGGCGCTGCCGGCCGGGATCTCGACGCCCGCCAGCGCCTCGACGCAGCGCGCGTGCAGTGCGTTGATCTCCGCTTCCAGCGCCGCGTCCGGATCGGCGGCGAGGCGTGGCGCCGCCACATAGCCCTCGACCAGGGCCTCGCAGGCCAGCCGCACCGTGCCGACGGCCGCGCCCTCATCCTCGGCGTGCCCGCCCATGCGCAGCACCAGGCGCGGACAGTCCTCCGTCGCCACGGCACTTCGCCGGCCGCGCTCCACCGGCACGTCCGGGATGGCGGCGGCAAGGCGGGCGGCGATTGCCGCCAGGGCGGCCTCGCGGAGGGGCACGACCGGCATGGCCGCCGCCTTACGCCGCCCGCAGCGTCAGGCGCCAGGCGGCGCCGGCGCTGTCGAGCTCCGCGGTTTCGATGATGAAGTCTCGCATCCCGACGCTCAGCCGCTCGCCGCGGCGCGGCCGGTCGGGCACCGCGGCGGCCGGCAGCATCGCCGTGTAGCCGGCGGCGATCAGCCCCGCCGGGCCGCCCAGCACGTCGCCTTCCTCGCGCGACAGCACGACGCGCACCGGCATCGGCGCCTCCCCCTCCGGCGCATAGATCGCCGCCGCCCCGAGATGCGGATCGGCGGCCAGCGCCAGCGCGGCCATGGAGAAGGCATCGGACATCGGGTCGCTCCACCGCTGCCGCCCGCGCCCTGGCAGACCCGGCGGCATGGGCCGCCGGCGCCAGGCGCGGGCGCGGGATCAGGTCCGCGTGCCGCGCAGCAACATGCGCGGGCGCGTCACCACCGGCAGCACGTAGGAGTAGACCTCGACGTCCACCCAGAAGCCGCGCTCCCGGTCCGGGATCATCAGCGCATAGACGGGCTGACCGAGAGTGTTCATCCACTGCTCGGCCTCGTCCATCGGCGACATCACCCACTGGAACACGTCCCGCCCGCCCAGCGGCACGAAGCGGCAGTCATCGGCCGGGATCGTCACCGTGGTGCCGTCGTCAGTGCCGCGGTAATTCACGAAGGTGATGCCGCCGAAATCAAACTGCCGAAACGCGGTGCCGGGCAGGAACACGTCGGCGGCGGCGCGGTTCAGGTAGTACTTCTCCACCTTCGGGTGCGTCACCAGCGAGTCCCAGAAAGCGTCGCCGCACAGACCGATCACCCGCGTGGTCGGCAGGAAGGCGCCCTCGGAATTACGCTGCATCGCGCGCATCACCGCGTCGCACTTGGTCAGCACCTCGGTGCCACCGGTGCTCAGCGCGAAGCTGATCGGCGCCGGCGGCGACACGCCCCAGAAGGCGTAGTAGTCCACCAGGTCGGTGCCGTCCGCGTCCTTCACCACGCCCTGGATGGCGCCGAGCCGCAGATGCTCCCAGGTCAGCTCGATATCCTGGCGCAGCTTCTGCATCCGGCGCAGCGCCACGCCCTGAAGCGTCTCGACCTGCGTCTCGCTGCCGAAGGCGCGCAAGTTGGACACCTCGTGCGCATGGATGCGCGAGTTGAGGGCCAGCCGCACGGTGCGCACGTCGCGCACGGTGCGCTTCTCCTTCTCGCGCTGCGAGGGCGGCGCGCCGCGCGGCGAGGTCGGCACCAGCGCCAGCGTGTTGCCGAGCCGCTCCACCGCCACCGTCGCGGTGGAGACCGGCTCCGGCTCGAACAGGCCGAGCATCCCGAGCAGGCTCGGCACGTAGGGCGTGGCGTTGATCGCCCGCGTCAGGGACACCGTCGAGAAGGCGTCCCCCTGGAAAACATTCAGCATAGAGGATCTCCGGTCAGCCGTTGCGGACGATCACGCCGAGCGCGGCGAGCTGCGCGATCGCCGTCGCCTTCTGCGGACCGGTGATGCTGCCGGGCCAGACCAGGCCGGGGCCGGACACCTCGGCGTCGCGCACCACCGCCACCGCCTTCTGGTCGGTGCCGCTCACCGCCTCGTACAGGATACCAGCGGCGGTCTGGCTGCCGTCCGAGGCGCCTGGCGCCAAAATCACGTACTTGCCGCTCGAGGTGATGCGGCCAAGCACGGTGCCGGCTTCCAGCGTGCCGGTCGCGGTGACGATGGCATCGCGCGACCGAGACCCGTTCGCCTCCGAGACGATGAACTCCCCGGCATGCCGGGGCTCCGTAAGGACTGCCATGGCTCAGAACCCCTTCCACTTCTCGCCGAACAGCGCACCGCCGACGCGGTCCCAGCTTGCCTTCACCGCGGCCGGGGAAGGCGCATCGGGCGCGGCGGCCGGCCGCATCACGCGCAGCTCGCCTGCCGCGTCGACGGCGGCGGCGCGCTCCGCAAGCAGCGTCTCGCGCACCTCCGCCTCGCTCCGCCCCTCGCGGATGAAGCCCGCCGCCCGCTGCGGGCAGCCGGCCAGCTCGCACAGCGCGGCGATGCCGGCCGCGCGCGCCGCCACCGCGGCCTCCGCCTCAGCACGCAGCGCGGCCACATCCACCCCTTGCCGCTCCTCATCCGAGCGCGGCGCGCCCCCGGCCGCCATCCCGGCCGTCTCACTGGCATCGTCCATTCGCTTCTCCCTTGGACCGCCACGCGCGGACGACCGGCCGCGCACCGGGCCGCGCGAGGCGCCGGAGGCCTCCCGCAGCGCGTCATCCATGGTGCCGACGGCATCGGCCAGGCCCGCCGCCACCGCTTCAGCGCCGAAGAACAGCCCCGCTTCCGTCGCCCGCACCCGCTCCGGCGCGAGCCCGCGCGAGACGGCGACCGACTCGACGAACATCCCGTAGAGCCGCGTCACCTCGGCCTCGATCGCCTGCCGCGCCTCATCGGCCAGCGGCAGATGCGGCGAGCCGTCCAGCTTGCGCGCGCCCGCATGCACGAAGGTCCAGCGCAGCCCCGCCTCGGCCTCGGCGCGCGACACGTCAAGATGTGCCGCCAGCACGCCGATGCTGCCCACGCCGCCCGACGGCGGCACGATCACTCGCTCTGCCGCCGCCGCCAGCGCATAGGCCGCGGAGAAGGCGGCGTGGTTCGCCACCGCGAGCAGCGGCTTGCGCCCGCGCATGGCGCGGATCGCGGCCGCAAGCTCCATCGCCCCCGCCGCCTCGCCGCCGGGGCTGTCCACATCCAGCACCACGGCGCGTACCGCCGGATCCTCCATCGCCTGGCGCAGGTCGCTGGCGATCGCGTCGTAGCTGCGCAGCGGCATGCTGCGCGCGTCCACCTGGCCGGCGCGGGCCACCAGCCCACCCACCACCGGCACCACCGCCACACCCTCCGGTGTCACGCCATAGCCGCGCGCGCGGAGCGGCGGCAGTGCCTCCGCCGCCGGCTCCGGCGCCATGGGCGGGGCGAGGCCGAGGCGCGGCGCAAGGCCCGCCAGGATCGCCGCGAGCTTGTCTGGGTGCAGCATCAGCGGCGCGCCGAACAGCCGCGCCGTCACACGCGGCAAGGTGCTACTCATCGCCGTCTCCCTCTTCCGCGCGGGGCGGCGCCGGCGCTGCCGCCCGCGGCCCGAAGGCGGTCGGCATGCCGATCAGCCCGAGCGCCTGCTCGCGCGCCCGCTCCGCCGCGATCTCGTCATCCACCTGCGCCGGGTCATAGCCCAGCGCCTCGATGACGCTGCTGCGGCTGCGGAAGCCGGCGGCGACCGCCATCTCCTCCGCCCGGATGTCCTTGAGCGGGTCCACCCACTCCCAGCGCGGCGGTCGCCATTCGATGCGGCGCATCCCGACATCGGCCAGCAGGCGCCGCGGCGTCAGCCCCGGCACCGCGCCCACCAGCGCCGCCGCGTCCATCCACTGCCATGCCACGGGGCGGCACATCTGGAAGGCCAGCACGCCGTGCTGGAAGGCGCTGGCGCGGCGGCGGAAATCCAGCAGCGACGCGCGCAGGCTCGAATAGTTGGCCTGCGCCATGTCCCCGGTCAGGCCGACGTAGGGAATGCCGAGCCCGGCCGCGGCACGCAGCAGATTGCGGTACTGGAAGGCCTCGTAATTGCCGCCGACGTCGGTCGGCTCGGCGAATTTCACGTCCTCTCCCGGCGCGAGCACGATGCCGGCGCCCGGCGCCAGCTCGAGATCGCTCGCCCCGTCCGCGCCCTCGGTCTCGCCGAGACCGGGCTCGCCATCCGGCGACAGCCGGAACCAGGCGAACAGCGCCGCCGTGCGCTTGCGGTCGAGCTCGGCATCGTCGTACAGGTCGAGCAGCCACAGCGGCACGATGGCCGGCGCCAGCCGCGACAGGCCGCGCACCTGCCCCGCTTCCACCGGGTCCACCAGATGGATCACCTGATCCGCCGGAACGCGCGTCCGCTCCGGCTCGCGCCGCGGCGCGGTATCGTCATCCGGGTGCTGGCGCCAGAACCAGTAGGCCAGCCGCCGCCCGATGGCATCGATCTCCACTCCCTGGCGCACCTCGTGCCCGTCCGGCAGCACGCGATTGTCGTCGAGCGGCAGCATCTCCGCCGGCAGCATCTGCACTTGCAGCGGCACCGACAGCCCGTCCTCCGGCCGCCGGGGGCGAAGGCGCAGGAACACCTCGCCGGCGATGAACAGCTCGCGCGCGGCGCGCCGCTGCAAGCCGTAGAAGTCGGTCAGACCCTCGGCGTCCGCTTCGTCCGTCCAGCGCAGCCACGCATCGGCCAGCGGCCGGCGCAGCTCCTCCGGGGCGCCGACCCAGGAGGGCGTGATGCCGTCTCCGACCACCTGCGCGGCGAAGAAATCCACCGCGTTGGCGGCGTAAGGATTGTTGCGCACCAGGTAGCGCGCCCGCTCCAACACCGTCCGCCCGCTGCGGGCGATCAGCGTATTCACATGCGCCGAGGGCGGGCGGAATTTACGCAAACGCCGTCCCGCCGCCCCGGCCTCGAGGCCGGGCGTGCCCCATCCGCCGAAGCCGCCGAGCATGGCGCCGATGCGCCGCGCCCAGCTCACCGAAAGCTCCGCGAGAAGCCCCGGCCTTCAGGCCGGGGAGGGATAGCGAATCGTGCGCAAGCACGATGTTCTTGATTTGGGCCGCAAGGCGCCGCTATTATCTTAATGTGAGATTTCGCGGCTACACCTTCGCGCTTCGTCCGACCCAGGAACAAGCCGCACAGATGGCGCAGGCGGCGGGCGTCTGCCGCCTCGTCTGGAACCTCGCGCTGGAACAGCGGCGGGACCACTGGCGCCGGTATCAGGCCCGAACCGGCAACAACCTCAACCACACGACGCAATGCCGCGAGTTGACCCTGCTGCGCGCGGAGTTCGACTTCATCCGCGCCGTCCACGTAACCCCGCAGCAGCGCGCTTTGAAGGCGCTGGACGAGGCCTTCCGTCGGGCGTGGGCGGGCCTCGGCGGCTACCCGCAGCCGAAGCGAAAGGGGCTCAACGAGGCCTTTAGCCACCACGGCCGCGAAATCGCCGTCGAGAAGATCAATGCACGCTGGGGGCGCGTCCGTATCCCGAAGATCGGCTGGGTTCGCTTCCGGCGCAGCCGCGACATCGAGGGCAGCCTGCGCGAAGCCACGTTCTCCCTGACGCCGCTCGGGTGGCAGGTCAGCTTCGGATGCCTGCTGGAAGGCGAGCGGCCGGACCCCGGCGGCGCGGTCGGCATCGATCGCGGCGTCGCCGTCGCTCTGATGCTCTCGGATGGCACCTCCTACGCCGTGCCCGAGAGCCTCGCCGCCGTGGAGCGCAAGGTCGCTTCGGCGCAGCGCGTGGTGTCGCGCCGCAAGCGGGGCAGCAACCGGCGCCGCAAGGCCATTCAGCGCGTCGCCCGGCTCCGGGCGAAGCAGGCGCGCATCCGCAAGCATTGGGCGCACCGCGCCACCACCGAGATCGCCAGCCGCTACGGCACGGTGATCGTGGAGCGCCTGCGCACCAAGGACATGACGAAGCGCGCCCGCCTCGCTGGCGTGGCGCAGAAGCGCGGGCTCAACCGCGCCATCCTGAACGTCGGCTGGCACCAGATCGAGACGATGCTTGCCTACAAGGCCGCACGTCTGGTGAAGGTGAACCCGGCCTACTCGTCCCAAACCTGCGCGTCCTGCGGGACCGTGGACAGGCGAAGCCGTGAGAGCCAAGCGGTCTTTGCCTGCGTCGCGTGCGGGCACCGGGACAACGCCGACCGCAACGCTGCGGTCGTGATCCTGAACCGGGGGAACACTCCGGGCGTGGAGGTCGCCGGTTGCGGGGCCGATGAAGCGCGAACTGTCCAAGTGGCGAAATCCCTTGGAAATCCCACGCCTTCAGGCGGGGGAAGATGTTAAAGGCTCTTGTCCCCGGCGATGTAGACCACGCGCCGGCGCGCCCGCCGTTCCACCCGCGCGATCTGCGCCTCGATGGCAGACAGGGCCCGCTCGATGTCGGCGCCGCTGCGGTATTCCACCGTGCGACCATCCACCGTCACGCGCGCGACGCCGCTGGCCCGCTGCGCGCGCAGCGCCTCGCGCTGCGCCTGCAGCCGCTCAAGCTCGGACATGCGGCCTCCCCTCAGTCCGGAGGGTGTTCGAGAAGTCGACGAGCCACCCCGGAGAGGAGTGGCTCGCTTCGCGAGACCGGGTCGCTCAGGCCACGAGCAGGCCGACCGGCTTCAGCAGCACGGCCAGCCTGGTCAGCCCCTTCGGGGTGATGAGCACCTGCTCCACCACCTTCTCCGAGCCGTCCCCCCGCAGCACGGTGGTGACCTTGTGCTCGAGAAGCCCGGCCGTGGTCTTCGACTGGTAGCCGAGGTAGGCGGCGCTGCCCGGCCGCTTGTAGATCCAGCCGTTCTGCTGGAGGTAGCTGAACAGGTCCTTCGGCCGGACCTGCAGCGCCTTGGCCGCCGCCGTGATGGACAGGCTGCCGTCCGCGGTCGCGATGCGGTCCAGGGCCTCGACCTTCGGCATCGCCTCGGCCAGCTGCGCCTTCTGCCGCTCCACCGTGGCCTGAAGGACCTGCAGGGCGCGCAGGGCCAGGGCCTCCGGCGTCTCCTCCGGCGCCGCCACCATGTAGCCGCCGGTCCGGCGGATGGCGGGCAGCACCTCGGCCGTGACCCACTTCTTGAACCGCTTCGCCGCCTCCTTCCGGCTGGTCAGGATCAGGCTGTAGAGCCCGGACTCGTTGATGACGGTGATCTCCTGGGCGCCGCCAGGGGTGTCAGCAGTAATGACACCCTTCTCGTCGTCATCCAGGCGGGTCGCTGCCTGCCTGGAGTTGCCGATCCCCAGCACCTTGCACACGTCGGCCAGCACGAAGCCGGGCTCGCCGTCGAACTGGACGACCCGGACGGCGGTGCCTTCGAAAACGAACGGAACGATGTCGGCCATGCTCAGGCGCCTCCCTGCAGACGCAGCAGGTCGCGCACCACCTGCTCCGGCCAGTCTCCGGTGTAGGAGCTGCTGAAATCCTCCGAGCCGTCCGGCTGGCGGGCGAGGTGCATGGCCACCCGCGCCTTGGCGATGACGCCCGGCAGGGTGTGGGCGGTGAGGCCGTCCAGCCGCGCCTCGGCGGCCGCGACGGCGTGCCACAGCGGATCCTCCGCGCATTCCAGCTGGCCGCCGTCGCGGTTGTAGGCGGCCAGCGCCTCCACGTACTCGGCGCAGAGGCGGATGAGACGGGCATCCGGGTTCGGGGCCGCGATCGCGCCGGCGCAGCCGTGGACGATGCCGCTCGCCGCCGCCGCCCCGGCCAGATGGCCGAGAAAGCCGCGGCGGGATGGTGTATGGTCGGTCATAGCCTCGGGCATGGAGGTTCTGCTCCTGCATGGGGTCAGGCCGGGCGGGGTGCGGTGAACACCCCGTTCGGCCGCTTTGGTGCAATGCACCGTTAGCATCATTGCACCACTTCCGCCGCTGCGCAAGCACCAACGCACCATTGCACCACGAATGCGTTCTGCGTTAGGGTGCAGCCATGTCAGAGAGCGCCGACCCGGTCGTCAGGAAGACCGTCTCGCTGCCGACCAGCGTCTGGCGGCAGATCGAAGACTATCAGTTCGAGAACCGCATCAAGCGGGATGCCGAAGCCATTCGCCGCCTGATCGAACTGGGCCTCAAGGCGGCGAAGGACCAGCCGAAGCAGTCGTAACCGCCGGCGGCCTCCCCTCAGTCCAGATACGACGGGCGCATCACGCGCCGCGCCGGCCGCTCCGGCCGCGCCGGCGCGAGTGGCGGCGCGGCGGACACCCGCGACGCGATGGCGGCCACGGACGGCGGCTCGCGCTCCATCGCCTGGGCCTGGCGCGCCCAGCGCCCCTCGCCCCAGCCATCCACCCGCAGCGCCGCCGCGGCGGCGCGGGCATAGACCCGGCAGTCCAGCGCCTCATTCCTCTCGCGCGTCTTCACCCATTCGAGGCGGCGGAAGCCGTTGCGGCCGGCGCGCTCCACGAGCTGCTCGGCGCAGAGCTGGCGGCAGAATTCCTCGCTCGCCGCGTGCACGGGCAGGTGCACGTAGCCCGGCGGGAAAGGCGCGCCGCTCTCCTCCGTCGGGCGGTCCAGCTTCAGCCAGCCATAGGTCTCTGCCTTGAGGAAGGAAGAGCCGACCGGCCAGACCTTGAGCCCGCGAATATCACGCCCGTTCCGGCGGATCTCCACCCGCGACGGCGATCCGATCGCGGCGCGCAGCCCGTCCTGGCCCTTGACCGCGATCACTCGCCCGCCGCCGACCCGCCGTACGAAAGCGTAGACCTCGGCGGTGGTCATGCCGTCGCCGCTGTCGATCGCCGCCATGGCGATGGGCAGGCGGTGCCCGCTCGCGTGCCGCCAGGTCTCGCCCAGCAGCAGCCGCAGCTCCTCCCAGACCCGCCCCTCGAAGGGGTTGCCCGCCAGCACGCGGTGCTCGACAAGCCAGGACTGCCGGTCCTGCCCCCAGGCCCAGACGGAGCATTCGAGGCGGTCGCGCTGCACATCCACACCGGCGGTCAGCAGCAGCCCGCCCATCGGCACGGTGCCGGCCGGCCAGTGCTCGCGGCGGTCGTAGAGGCGCTGCCAGTCCGGCGCCTCGCCGGCCTCCTGCCAGGTCTCGCCGAGCACGGTGTTCTTGAAGGTCTTGATGGCGCGGTCGTCGCCCTGCGCCGCCTCCCACTGGCGCGCGATCTCCGCCCAGGACAGCCAGCCGATCGGCGAATAGAGCGCCGAGACATGGTAGCCCCGCGCCGCCGGGTCGGCGGACTCGGCGGTCGGGCGCCATTCCCCGGCGGCGAACATCGCCGGCTTGTCCGCCTCCCGCGCCGCCGCGCCGCATTCCTCGCAGTGATAGGCCGCCGTCTCCGGCGCGCCCTTCTCCCAGCGCAGGTTCTCCCAGCGCAGCCACTGCATGTGCCCGCAATGCGGGCAGGGCACGAAGTAGCGCCGCTGGTCGGTCGCCAGGTACTCGCGCTCGATCCGCGACAGCCCGGCGATGGTCGGCGTCGAGACCAGGAACGTCTTGCGCCGGGCCCCGAAGGTCCGGGCGCGGGCCTCGGCCAGCGCGACCGGATCGCCCTCGCCCTCGACGTCGCCCGGATAGGCGTCCACCTCATCCAGGAACAGGAACTGCGCCGGCATGGAGCGCAGCCCGACCGCGCTGTTGGCGCCGGTCAGCACCAGCGTGCCGCCGGGGAAGTCCTTCTGCAACACGGTGTTGCCGGAGTCCCGGCTCCGCGCGGGGGCCACCCGCTCCCGCAGCGCCGGCGTGCTCTCGATCAGCGCATCCACCCGCTGCTTGGAGAAGCGCTTGGCGAGCTCCACCGTCGGCTGCACCGCCATCACCGACGCCGGCGCGCAGGCGATGATGTAGCCGAGCCAGTTGTTGCCCGCCTCCGAGCCGCCGATCTGCGCCCCCTTCATGAACACCACCCGCTGCGCCGCCGAGCGGGGCGAGAGCGCGTCCATGATCTCGCGCAGATAGGGCGTGCGCGCGGTGCGGTAGGGCCCCGGCTCGGCCGAGCTGCGGCTGTTCAGGATGCGGTGCCGGTCCGCCCATTCGGAGACCGTCAGGTCGGGATCCGGCCGCAGCCCGCCCCGCAGGGCGTTGGCCAGGCGGACGGACGGGTCCGGCAGATCGTCCAGCAGCCCAGGCGGCAGCGGCGGCAGGTCCGGCAGGGTGCCGGACGCCAGGTCCCGCGTCAGCGTGTCGAGCATGCCCTCAGGCGGCGTCGCGCCGCATCTCCCTCGCCCCGGCGCGCCAGTCCACGCGCGGGTCGGCCAGCGTCTCGAGATGCGCCCGCACCTGCCTTTCCAGCGCCGCCAGCATCGCCGCCGGGGCGACGCCGAGCTCCGCCGCCATCAGCGCGGCGACGCGGGAAGGCCAGGTCATCCACGCATCGCGCCAGGCCCGCCCCGCCTCGAACAGCAGCCCCTCGGCGAGATCGGCGCGGATCAGCTCCCCCTGCCGCTCGCGCAGGTCGAGATGCGCGCGATGCGCGCGCAGGATCTCGGTGAAGGCCTTGGCCTCGTCATAGGAGACGAGGTTGGGGGCGGCGGCACGGATCGCCTCCGCCACCCGCGGCGCGATGGCCTCGGCGTCCTCCCCGGAAGGCGGCAGGATCGTGCCGGAGGCCAGCAGCTCGTTCACCCCCGCCTCGGCCTCGATCAGCCCATCCTGCCGCCGGGTCAGGCGCCCCTCGGCCACCCACCGCGCCACCCGCGTCGGGTGGCACCCCAGCCAGCGGGCGAAGGCAGCCTGGGACAGCAGCGGCGCGGGCGGAGGACGCGCCGGGGCGTGCTTGCCCGGCGGACGCCCAGGCTTCCCTCTGGCCATTCCGCATCCTCTTTCCGCGCTCATCGCTTTCAGTCACCGGAGGCGACCTTGGCAACATTCGGAAGTGGCCCG